AACTTACTAAGAAAGCTGCTCTTGTTCAGTATCGTTAATTTTTGAATCTGTTCCATAGATTTGTTGGAACAGAGTATATAATCCTTTCAGTGTATTGTCAATACCAATAACAGCATTAACCATTTCTTGAGGAATACTCACACTGCCACCCTTACCACCAATTTCTTCCTTCATTTTAAGGATTTCATCATTAGTAGGAATACTTGGAGTAGGATCATTTTGAATAGACATAACTGCACTTTCAGCTAGTCTAGTAAACTCTTCCTTCTTAGGTCTTAGATGCGAATTTGCACCAACAATATTCTTGTCAACCTTTGACACTTCTTGATAGATGGTTCCCAAAAAATTGAGAACCGCATTTCTTGTTTCGAATTCTTCTCTAGTCATATATTATTTGCTGTTAATTACGTCTTCAATCAATTCATCAATACCTAAATCATCAACACTTGATGTATCAGTATCTTTAACTGATGCCATTAGTTCTTCTTCTTCAATTTCTCTATTCTTCTTTGGTTTTTGTTGAACAACTTCATCGTCATCAGTACGAATACTCTTTGTTGCTAAAAAGTGTTCTGTCCAGAAATCACGAATCTCTTGTTCAGTTTTTACTTGAATCAATCCAGACAAATCATGAAGAGAATTATAAATTTCCTTCATCTTATCATCAGATAATTGCAAGTCACTTGGTGATGAGAAACGACTGCTAGTATAGACAGTGTATGGTCCTTGCTTTTCAGCCTTAAGCTTAAAGTTTACACCATCACTACCAAGAGAGAATACCTTTTCACCAAACTCATCGCTATCTTCTCCATTAATCGCAGCATCAATAATCTTATTAAGCTGACGACCAAAACGAAGAATCTTAACAGTACCGTTATTTTCTGGATTAACTGGATCATCCACAACATAAACATTTACTGCCCAATATTCATTCCACTTAACTGTCTCTGCTTTCTTCTTAAGCAATTCATTTTCACCATTCTTAATCTTAAGACGTTCTGTTCCGATTGGATCTCTCTTTCCAAATGTTTGGAGAGAAATAATAGAAACATAATCTCCAGTACTAAAACTATTCCATCCATGATTGTAATAATGGACAAAAGTTTCTTCCCCATTCTTAATGTTTGGAAGCAAACGTAGTTGATAAGTCTTTCCTGCTTTTGGCTTCAGGATATTCTTATATGAAGAATTTCCACCATCACTAGTAGTGCGATTCAATGAATCCCTAATTGATTTGAATATTTCGGATGTATACATATTATTTTATTGTTTAATTGTCTTTATTTTATTATTAATTAATTGTTTTAGTTTTACTGATTTATGAAATTTAAATTTTGCTTTTGATAAGATATCAAAGAAATTTGAATCAAACCATAGCATAATCAAATCTTCATCTATTGACTTTATCACACTTTCAGCATCGTTCAAGGAAAAAATGAAATAGATTGGAATCTTTCCATCTTTCAAATGAAGAAGCATCGAGTTTGATAAACCTTCACAATGACGAGGATAATCGTCAATGTCTATTCCCTTTTCGGAAATAAATTTTTTTATAAACTCAAAAGATTCTTGAGCTTTTTCAAGCATAGCATCAGAATCAGGGTCTGAGTTTAATATCTTTTTAAGATATAAATTGTAAGCATTAATAGCCCTTCTAGTCAAATAAAAGGACAAAGGAAAATGATTTTCTTGAGGATATATAATGTAAGGAGCAGTAAAGAAATCCTTTACACTAATATTTTCAAATTGTTCAAAGAATGAACTAAGCCTTTTTAGGTCTTCTACCTTTTGGTTTTCCAGTTGTTCGAAGTCCTCTCTTAGCCGATACGGTTTCCCTTTTAGTTTTCGTGACAATAACAGGTGTTCGTTGTATAGAAATTTTTCGAAATTCGTGAGCATTTTTCTTAATGATTGTTCCTTTAGGTGAGTTTAAAAATTTTGAAATGTATTTACTTTTAGCAATAGTTGGATCGTAATCCACAATAAACTTTAATAATTCATAATCAGTTTCTATTGCTAAAATATCCTTTAGTATATTTTTATAATTTTCATTTTTAATTAGTTCCAAAAATATATTTGCAATGTTTAATCGCTTACCATTAATTATGCATAAAAAACTACAAAAGCATAAAAACTTGTGTTCTATTAACTTTTTATCAATGACTTGATGTATCATTCAAATACTTATCCATCACTATATAAAAAATCTACTCCGATAATTCTTCAAGCGATTCTTCTTTACTAGATAGTATATTAAAATAACACTTAATGCAACGAATTAGTTTATTAATTCTTTAATAGGCATTACTACTGGATCAACTAAGTATTGAGGTCTTCCAGAAAAATCGTTGACTGTACTAGTCATTGTATCTATTCCCATATGATTATATAAGGTAGAGAATACTTCTGCAAATTGTACAGGTCTTTCTACTGGTTCTCCTCCTAATCTATCAGTAGCACCAATAATTTGACCATGCCTAAAATTTCCACCAGCTATCAGAGCACATGATACTCTTGGCCAGTGGTCTCGACCTCCACCTTTATTAATAATAGGTGTTCTTCCAAATTCTCCCCAAACTACTACTGCTACATCTTTCTCTAAACCTCGATCTCTTAAATCATCAAGTAGGGCAGTTAACCCTTTATCAAATAATGGAAGATCTTGTCTTAGTGCTCCAAAATTATCTCCATGATGATCCCAACGACTAAATGCAACAGTTACTACTCTTGCCCCTGCTTCTACTAGTCTTCTAGCTGCAAGGAAATGGGTCATTAACTTAGGTCCACCATCATCTCTATTCTTAGAATCTCCTTTACCATAACGCTCTAAAATATAATCCTTTTCTTTTGTTACATCCAAAGCATCCAACAATTTCGATGATGTTAACACACCAAAAGCTTGTTTATTGAAGGTATCTAATCCAGACATTATGCCAGAAGAATCCGCTTCTCTCTTAAATGAATCAATAGTAGACAGTAGATGTTTTCTGTCTGATAAACGCTCTAGCGTTAGACCATTTAAAGTCATATCTTCTCCCGCTCCTCCTTTGTTTGGTTGGAAGGGAGAATGCTTAACACCTAAAAAACCAGGCTCTCCACTTCTTGACCAAGGAGCATGTCCCATCTTAGGGGATAGGCCAACAAAGGAAGGCACTGATTCGTCTCTTTGTCCTTGAAAGTAAGAAATTGCTGAACCAAAAGATGGCCAACCACCTGAAGGTTGATTCTTGGAAGGTTTACCTGTTAGACACTGAAAAGCATCGTGTCTTTCTTCACAATCAGCCATAGAGCGAATAATAGTATATCTGTCTGCTCTCTTAGCTAATAAAGGTAAATGCTCACAAATTTGTATACCATCTACATTTGTACTAATAGGTTTAAATTCTCCTCTAACTTCTGAAGGAGCATCCATTTTCAAATCAAACATATCCTGATGACTTGGACCTCCAGGTAAGTAAATCATAATTACTGACTTAGCTCCAGTAGATGCTAAAATATTATTTGTATCAGCCGCATATAGTTGAGATAAATTTACACCACCCAAAGCAAGACTACCTATACGAAGGAAGTCTCTTCTTAGCATTCCATCACAAAATCTTCCTGAATTTGAACTAGGTATAGTAATCATATAGTATTTTAATTAGTGGACCTTGGTAGTGTATATTATTCAACTTTAAAGACTATAACTTATATTGCATAATATTATAAATAAAAATATAGCCATTAAAATATTTTATATATAATTTATTTATCTAAAATATTTGTTTTATTTTTTTATAAATACATATAAAAAATCTACTCAGATAATTCTTCAAGCGATTCTTCTTCTTCACTATCTTCAATAGTACACATTGTATTATTGAATTCATCATCCTCAATCAATGCTAAAGTAGTCGTATCAACTTTGAAAGCATATTCTCCATAATTTGCTCCCCACCTATTTTTTAACATCTTAAAACGAATAACTGGTAAAGATTTCTCTGAAGACTTTTTATATACTCCAAAAATAAAATCACATGTAGCAGCAATATTAATAGATTCAGATAGATTAGATAATTCTGGACCATCATCCTCATCAAATCCACCTCTATTAAGTTGTGTAGCAGTAATAAATGGACAAGCAAATATGTATGATAATGCTCTTATTTGTTCCGTAACATATTTCAATCTCTCATAAGAATTACTACCAGTTTCTCCATGTAAAAGATTCAAATAGTCAATTACTACCGCATCAACTTTAAAGCCACTACTAATTACACTATTAATATAAGCTTCTAATTGATTTGGTGTAATTTTACTAGGAGGAAATTCCTTAATCATTAACTCTCCAACATTGCTACGATTCCTATAAATCTCCATTGCTTCTTCAATCGTATCAACTTCATCCTTTAATTTATAAATAGGAATCTTTGTCATGTTAGATGTAATCCTAGAAGCATACATCATTTCAGACATTTCTAATGAAATCAAAAGCACATTCTTTCCACTCTCAACAATATTCTTAGCAAGATTACCAAGAACAATACTCTTACCAATATTTACTTGACCCACAACAAGATATAAAGCCTTTCCTTCTGCTCTAAAACCTCCATCCATAATATTATCCAACCAATTATATTTTGATTTAATGAATGATTCCTTAGCTTTTAAGGAATCGACTAACACATTTAAATCTTTAGCAAGGTTGAATCCACCTTTATTGTCTAGATTAATTTTACATCTCTTCTCAAAAGAATCTAAAATCTTTGACGAATCAATATTGCCAGATTGAATATCATCAACCACACTTAACATTGCATTATAAATCCCACGTTCTTTTAAAAATCTTTCAGTACAACTATACAATTCTGTTTCATTCAAATCAGGATTAATATTTTTAATTTCTGTAAGAACTTTTACAAACGATTGTGATTGTTCTTTATTTGTAATGTAATTTTTAATTTCTGTGAGATTTGGAAATATCTTATTTTCCGTAACAATATTCTTTTGAATTTGTATAATACACTTTCTATCTTTGTCGTGCAAATAATCTACTTCAAAAAACGGATCAATCCTAGCAAAAAAGCTTTTATCTGTAAGCATCTTATAACAGAAGACACTTTCAAAATTATCCAAATTCAAAACCATAGATAATCATGTTATCTTAAGAAGCATATTCTTGCAAGAATTTTTCGTTGGAAGTTTTCCA